AAAAGCAAGCATTTACCATATACACTTATTCCATGAACCGAATCCGTATTCGTGAATTATAGCGCTCTATCCGTATGGTGCGAGAAGTAATAATTACTATGAATAACGTAGAATTAGATGAGGTTAGAACAATGTACCAGAATGCTGGTCTTGCGGCAGCACTTGAAATGTATAGCAGGGAAGCCGAACGCCAGAAAGAACCAGTGTTGGTTTGAGTTGGAAAAGAATTATCCGCCATTTGATGGCTCTCAAATTTGTGCTCAGACAGACCCAGACCTTTGGTTTCCTACTTCGCTTAAACAGACAGGCAGATTAGCCAAGAAACTTTGTTCGGCGTGTCCTTGGAAAGCCGATTGCCTTGATTATGCTCTAGGCTACGACCTAGTAGGCATTTGGGGAGGAACGACCGAGAGGGAAAGAGTAGAGATGCGGAAAAGGCTAAAGATAAAACCAGAGCCAATTTATTCTGACACCCTATTCGCTATCGCGGTCAAGGGTAAATCAGTTCCAAGCAGGTATAATGAAGAAGGTAGCGAGGTGTTTGATGGCTGAGTTTTCAGAAAACATGGGCGAAGATTCGTTCAGTCCGATGGTTCAGTTAGCAACCGCACTCCATGAAATGTTTGTATCTCTAATGAGTTCAGGCTTCACGGAGAATCAAGCACTCTACATAACCAGCAAAATGGTTATCAGAGAAGACGACTTTGATAACATAATAGACGATACGGATAGGTAGAGGGTAAATGCCGAAAAGACCAGACCTAGCAGAAATAGGCAGTACTGGCTTACGCCGAACTGGCGGAACCGTATATGAAGAATTTTTAGTTTCTCTGCGTGGTCGTCGTGGCGCAAAAGTTTATAGAGAGATGTCTGAGAATGACCCAGTTATTGGCTCAATACTTTATGCGATAGAGAAAATTATTATCCGGCTTGACTGGACAGTTCAACCAGCCAGCGATTCTCAAGAAGATAGAGATACGGCAGAGTTCATTGAACAATGTATCTATGACATGAGCGATTCATGGGATAGCACCATAGCCTCTATTCTTTCAATGCTGGTCTATGGATACAGTTATCACGAAATTGTCTATAAGATTCGTGGTGGTGCGGCAACAGACGACCCAACAAGACGCTCTAACTTTAATGATGGAAAGATTGGCTGGCGCAAATGGCCAATTCGCTCTCAGGAAACACATAACAACTGGCTCTTTGACGAAGATGGCGGTATTCAAGGATTTGAACAAGTTGACCCATACGGCGCTGGTATTCACAGAATCCCGATAGATAAATCTCTACTATTCAGAACAACTACTCAAAAGAATAATCCAGAAGGTAAGTCATTACTAAGAACTGCTTATCGCCCTTGGTTCTTTAAGCGCAGAATTGAAGAAATGGAAGCCATTGGCATTGAAAGAGATTTGGCTGGCTTACCAATAGCGTATATCCCACCTGATTATTTAAGTTCTGCTGCTTCCGCAGACCAAACCGCAGTTAGAGATTCAATTATTTCTATTGTTCAGAATGTCAAGCGAAATGAGCAAGAAGGCATTGTATTTCCTTTAGTTTATGACGATAGAGGAAATAAGATGTTCTCTATTGAACTGCTAAGTTCTGGTGGCTCGCGCCAATTTGATACTGACAAAGTAATTTCAAGATACGACCAGCGTATTGCTATGAGCGTTCTTTCAGACTTTATCTTGTTGGGTCACGAACGCGTTGGCTCATTTGCTCTTGGTAGTAGCAAGATAGACCTTTGGACAATGGCAGTAGAGGCTATCTGTAAATCAATCGCAGAAGTTATCAACCAGCACGCTATTCCTCGCTTGTTAAAACTTAATGGCATGAAGTTAGGAACAACTCCAGAAGTAACTTATTCAGATGTAAGCCATGTTGATTTAGGTGAAATCTCCGAGTATGTAGCAAAACTTACTACTGCTGGTGTTATCAAGCCTGATGATGAAATGGAAGAATTCCTACGCGGTCTTGCCGGCTTACCGATTAACACTAAATCCGATGATGATTTAGAGTATGAAGATGAGGAAGAAAACGAAGAGCCGGAAGCCGACAGAGGAAATGAAGAGCCGGAACTTGACACAAAAGAACCGGACGACAAAGAGCCATTTGACGGCGACGACGACTAGCCACGCGAGGCGTTATTAGTCATGCCCTTCGTTACTAAAGCAAGAAAACAAAACGACCCGGCACTCCGGAGTCCTACTGCTTCTTTGAATAAAGCAGAACAAGAGATATACGACATTTACCTTCGCGCTTTAGGTGAAATGCGTAATGACCTCAATGATGTAAATGTATTAAGAGCAGTTAGAGAAGCAGTTGAAGCAGGTATGCCATTTGATGGTGGTGTTGCTTTCAAGTGGCAAGAATTTATTGCTTCCCTAGAAAACTCTGTTCCTAAATTAGCAAAACAAGTTGCTTCTTCCGCTAACCTATCTAAGAAAAATCTGCCAAAGCGAATTTCATACGAAACCTCATTTGAGGCAACTGACCCAAGAGCAATAGCATGGGCGCAACAAAGAGCAGGTGCCAGAATATCTGGAATCACAAAAGAATCACAGAAAGCCGTAGCGGAAGTTATAGCCAATGGGCTTAGAACTAAACTAACCAGAGAGCAGGTTATTCGTCAGGTCACGGAAATAGTAGGACTTGATGCTCGTCAGGCTAAGGCGCTGGCTAATTTCTATGAAAAGAATTTAATGGAACTGCTTGAAGATGGAATGACATTTGAAGAAGCAGAGCGCGAGGCATTGAAGTTAAGCAAAGATTACAGACAAAGATTATTAGTTCAGCGTGCTACTAGAATTGCTAGAACAGAAATTATTGCTGCCGCAAATGCTGGTCGTATGCTTTCTTGGCAAGAAGCAGATGCTCAGGGATTACTTCCACCGGGAAGCATAAAGCGTTGGAAAAGAGCAACAGATGAAAGAACCTGCGTAGTTTGCGCACCACTTCACAACAAAGATGTTTCGTGGGATACAGTATTTACAACAGGCGACATGATGCCACCTGCTCACCCAAACTGCCGTTGTACCGCAGTAATTATTCCGGGAGAGCCAGTATTTGCTCAAAATCTAGAGAAGCGTTACTACCGCTTTGCTGACGGAGAAGAAACTTGGCGTAATTATGATTATCGCTGGAGAAAGATAGCAACGGAATTGAAACGCAAAGTTGGAAAGTGTCAGCGTTGCGGCAAAAAGTCAGACCTAACAGTTGACCACAAGAAACGCTTGAAAGATGGCGGAGCCAAGTATGACCGAAAGAATCTAAGAGTTCTTTGCCGTTCTTGTAATGGCAGACTTTCTAGACTTGGCACGAAGTTGCGTAAAGATGATGGCTCTTGGTTATTAGCAAAACACGCTCCGGGCAAACATGACCAAAAGACACACGGAAGAAGGGGTGGCGGAGGCACACTGAGAGAGCAGTTAGAGGCTCTTGGTGCTTCCAGTCGCTCTATCAGATTAATTGAAAACCCTCTATTTCTTCCTCTCCGTAATGTTTCCGAAGAGGACTCAAAGTATGATGATGCTTATAGCGACGCATATCCCTCAGAAACGATGAATGATAGAACGCTAAATGTTAATGCTGTTCGGAATTATCAAGGTGACGGTTATCAGAGAATAAATGCGGCATTACGCGGAAACAAATCATCAACAAATCCAGAATACGATGATTACATGGCGGGAAGAATAAAGAGTATTGACGAAGCCATAGATTCCGCGCCAAATGTTTATGGCGAAGATAATCTTTATCGTGTTTATTCAGACAGATTATTAGAAAATCTACAACCCGGAGATATCATTGAAGACAAAGGATTTCTCAGCACAACCAGACAAGATTTGACTGAATCTAGTTCAGCGTTGCGTGTTAGTTTAGGCAACATATCTGACACAAACGATACTGTTGCGGTTCTCATGCCACCGAAAAGCGGAATAACCAAAGGATTAGCCGTAGATAAGTATCTTCAATATGGCGGTGTTGACATAACTGGCTTGCCAGCAGAAGATGAATTTGAGGTATTGTTGGCAAGAGGGAGCAAGATGCTCTTTTTGGCTAATACCTTCAAGAACGGCGAAAGAGTAGCCTTATTTGAAAGATTGGATTCGTGATGTCTAAGTTCATAGGTCAGCCCGAAGATGTGACAATTATTCGTAAGCCTCAAGAATCCAGCAAGCCTAAACCCAAGCCAGAGGGCAAAGGCAGGTAGAATAACCACATGCCGTATAAAGTAGCGACAAATGTAGAAGGCTGTTCTGGCTATGCTGTAATCAAGCCAAATACAGGAGAATTAGTCGCATGCCATAAAACCAAAGCAGATGCGGCAAAACATGTTCGCGCTCTTTATGCCAATGTCCCAGATGCTATAAAGCAAGCCAAGACAGATG